TTCGCTGCCACGCTACCGGCCGACGTGGTGCTGTACCCGTACTGGGTGCCTGTTCTTGCCGACACCATCGCCAGGCGTGAGCGGTGCAGGGTGGTGTCGTTCTCGGTGCCGCGCAGCCACGGGAAGACCTTGCTGGCCGCTCTGCTGGCCGGTTGGGTGCTGAGAGACCCCGACGCCGACCGGCTCGTCGTGAGCGCCGCCACGGCCCTGTCGCAGGCCCGCCTGTCCATGGAGGCGCTGGCCAAGATCCACTGGCCCGCCGACGGCAAGACGACGCCCTGGGCGGCCCGCATGAGCAACAACCAGCCGATGCTGCGCCACGGGAAGGGCAAGATGCTGCCGATCGCCAGGGACGCCAAGCGGGCGGACGGCGTGACGCCCGCCCTGGTGCTGGCCGACGAGGCGGCCCGCCTGCAGGGGGACTACCTGAGCCGGTTGATGACGGCGGCGACCAAGACCGCCGAGGGGCGGCTGCTGATGACGACGACCGCCGACGACGACCTGAGCCTGCCCTGGGCCGGCTGGCGGCAGGAGGCCGAGGCGCAGCTGCTGGCCGGCCGCCTGCGCGAGGACTGGGCGGTGCACCATTGGGCGTCCGATGCGGGCGCCGACATCCACGACCCGGTCCAGTGGCGCAAGGCCAACCCGCAGCTGTGGATTGAGGGCGGGCACATCACCGAGGACACCATCCGATCGGAACTAGCGTTCCTGGGCAGCCGGTCGGACGGCGTCGAGGAGTTCCGCACCCAGCGGCTGAACCTGCCCGGCGGCAGCCTGGCAAGCGTCGGCATCGACGCGGCCGTGCTCGAGCAGGCCCGATTCGACTGGCGCCTCGAGGACGTGCGCGGGCGCCGGGCCTGGGCGTTCATCGACTTCAGCCTGGGCAGCGTCGTGGGCGCTCGGGCCGACCTGACGAGCGTGGGCGTGGTGGTCGACGGCGGCGAGTTCGGGCTGCTCCGCACCTGGTCGTTCACCTGCGGGGAACTCGGGCACATGAAGCAGCAGCGGCCCTGGCTGCACGAATTGGTCCAGCAGGGCCACGTCCACCACAACGACGGGCAACTCATCGACTTTGACGCCGTCGAGGGCCTGCTGGGACAACTTGGTAGCACCCTCCAACTCGAGGCCGTCGGCGTCGACGAGGTGGGCTGGACGCAGAACTGGGTCCGGCAGGTCATGGTCGACAAACTCAACCTGCCGGTGGAGGCCCGGTCTCAGTCGATCCGGGAGCAGGCGCCAGCCTGGTCGACGTTCGTGGCGCTCATCCGCATGAAGGCGCTCCGGTACCACGACGACCCGGTGCTGCTGCACCAACTGCGGCATGCCACGACCAAGACCTACGACGGGGGGCTCGTCAAACTGCAGAAACGCGACGGGCAGAACATCGACGCCCTGGTGGCGGCCTGCAACGCGGCCCGCCTGTTCGAGCTGCGCGGGCGCTCCCAGCAGTGGATGCCGCCGTCCGGCGTGATGACCATCTGACGCCACCTAGCGGACGAATCGACAATTTGCGGAATGTGACAGAAAATGTCACACCCGCCTATTGACAGAAAAAGCGCGTACTCAAACTGGGGGAAGCGTGGGACTCCTCTCGCGCTTCCGCAGCTACTTCCTGGGCAGTTTCAACGCGTCCATGCTGGTCGACACCAGCAGCGTCGGGGACGTTGAGGCGCTGCCTGGCGTCCAGCGTGCCATCGAGGGCGTGGCATCGATGCTGGCCAGCGTCACGCTGTGCGTTTACGACAGCAGAGACCAGGAGGTGCAGCCTGCTGCCCTGAGCCTGCTGACCGGCCGCAGCACCGAGATGGTCAACGGCTGGGACCTGCGCCGGTGGCTGGTGACCGACGCCATGACGCAAGGCAACGCCTACGCGTACATCGCACGCACCTACTCCGGCGAGGCCGCCGAACTCATCCCGCTCGAGCGTGGGCGCATCACGATCAACTGGTCGGCCAACCCGCTGCAGTATTTGCTCGACGGGCAGCCCATACCGGCTAGCGACCTCATCCACGTCAAAGGCGGCTACAGCCGGTGGGCGTTCATCGGAGAGAGCCCGCTGGACAAGTGCCGCACGCAGCTGCAACTGGTGGCGGACCTCGACAACTGGGCGGCCACCATGGCGGCCACCGGTACGACTAGGCGGCTGTCGTTCCAGTTCCCCACGCCGATCAGCGAGCAGGCGAAGCAGACGATCCTGCTCGCCTGGAAGGCCAAGCATGCCAAGTCGGGCGGTGCGTCCGAGCCGCTAATCATCGACGGCGGCGGCAAGATCGAGGGCGTCAGCGGGCAGGGTGACCTGGACGCCGTGACGGCGGCCCGCACCGCGGCCATGGGCGAAATCGCTCGAGCGCTCAACCTGCCGCTGTCGTTCCTGGCGGCCACCGAGGCGGGAACGCAAATCGACCTAAACGCCCAGCGTGCGCTGGTCGATCAGACGCTGCGGCCCTGGGCGAAGCGCATCGAGGCCGAACTGACGGCCAAACTGCTGCCCGGCTATCGCGTCGAGCACGACCTGCAGGAACTGCTCCGCGGCACGATGAAGGACACCGCCAAGGAGCTGTCCAAACTCGTCATGTCTGGCGTTCTCACGCCTAACGACGCCCGGTGGTTCATCGGCATGCAGCCGGTGCAGGACCCCATGGCAGACGAACTCATGATGCGCCTGGACACGGCGGCCGGTCAGGCCGAGGTGAACGGCGACCGCGAGGACGAAGAAAGCGAGTCGCCCGATGCAGATTGACCGCCGCTCGTTCGAGGTCCGCGCAGCCGTCGAGGGCAACAGCGTGTCCGGGCTGGCCATTCCCTACGAGACCGATTCCCAGCCGCTTCCCTTCATTGAGACCATCCAGCGTGGCGCGTTCGCAGCCGACATCGGCAAGCGGAACGTGTCGCTGCTGGTCGAGCACGACGGCGGGCGCGTGCTAGCGGACACCCGCAGCGGCACGCTCGAGCTCGAGGAGACCGAGCGCGGCGTGACGTTCGCTGCTCGGTTGCCGGACACCCGCGACGGGCAGGACATGCGCGTGCTCCTGCGCGACGGGATCTATCAAAACATGTCGTTCGGGTTCGCGGTCGACAAGGACGAGTGGGCGGGCAACCGCCGCACCGTCGTGTCGGCCCGCCTTTACGAGGTCAGCCTTGTCCACACGCCCGCCTACGAGGCGACCGCAGCCGCGGTCCGGGCGTTTCACACTTCCACCGGGCTCGTTGCTCGGTACCTGCGGCTGCGGATTGGAGACCTGAAATGACCGTGACCCCCGAAGCACTCCGTGAGAAGCGTGCGCAGCTCGTCGCTGCGTGCGAGCAGTACGCCGAAACCGCAACCCCCGATGCCGTTCGTTCGTTCGACGCGGCGGAAGAAGAAATCCGCGCCATTGACGGGCAGCTTGAAAGCCTGTCGATTCGCAGCCGCCTGGACGCCGTCAAGGCCAAGAACGGCCAACTCATCAGCCGTCCTGAGAACCGCAACGGCGGCAACGACGCCGAACTGGCGCGTTTCTTCGCCACGCGTGGCCGCGAGGGCAGCGGCAACATGGAACTGCGCACGACCCTGACGGTTGGCACTGCTGCCACCGCTGGCAACGCCGTGCCCCAGTCGGTGATGACTGGCGAGTTCATCAAGTGGCTGACGTTCAGCGACCCGGTGCGCGACCTGGCTACCGTGCAGACGCTGCCCGCCAACCTGCGCCTGCCTGTCATCGACTCACGCACGACCGTTACCGCCACTGCGGAAGGCGTTGCATACACCGAAAGCAACTTCACCACCATTCTCAAGACCTTCGGCGCGTTCAAGGCAACGGCTACCACGCCGGTGACCGAGGAACTGCTGTTTGACGCCTCGATCGACGTGGCCGCCGAGGTCGTCGCAGACCACGCCCGTGCGCACGGCCGCTACCGCGGGAACAAGCACATCAATGGCGCTGGCAGCACCGAGGAGCGCGGTCTGTTCTACTCCTCGACGGACTGGAACAGCATCATCAAGACCGGTTCCACTTCGACCGCTCCTGACTTCGATGATGTCATCGCTGCCTACACCAGCCTGCCGCCCGCGTACGCCACCAACGGCTCCTGGATCATGAACCAGGCCACCTGGGCTGCGCTCCTGCAGCTCAAGGCGTCGACCGCTGGCACCTACCTGTACGACGGCATGCAGGGCATGATGGTTCAGGAGGGCGCCGCTGGCCTCCTCATGGGACGCCCGGTGTACATCAGCCAGGACGCCCCCGTGTACCTGTCTGGAACTGCCCGAAATCTGATTTTCTTCGGCGACCTCGCCCGCGCCTACCGCATCGTGGACCGCAAGGAAATCCAGTTCATCGTCGACCCGTACACCAACAGCAGCTCGGGCGTCGTGAACTACCTCAGCTCGATGCGGTCAGACGCCCAGATCGTCGACAACCGCGCAGGCACGCTCATCGTCAACAACGCCTGATCGATTCCATGTGACCCCGGACCGGCGGGGGGGACACCCCCCCCGGTCTTTTCAAAATGCCAGCACTCACCACCAGCGATATCAAGAGTCACCTGCGCATTTTCCACGCGCAGGATGACTCGTACATCGGCAGCATCCTGCTGCCTGCCGTGCGCGAGACGATCGAACGCTGCACCGGCTTGGCCATGCAGGCGCTGGCGCGTACCTACACCGTCAGCGAGGAGGGGGACGTGTGGATCGTCCTGCCGATCCAGCCGGTGAACCCGGCTACCAACCTCACGGTGAACTACGTGGACGAGTCCGCTGTGCCACAAACTGCCACACCGGAACTGCACTGGGACGGCGAGCGCGTGGCCGTGCTGGTGGCTGAGGAGTACACCCGACCGGCCACCATCAACTGGACCACGTTGGTGGGTGACCACTACATCAACATGCTGGCGCTGCAGCTGTGCGGGCGCCTCTACGCCGACCGCGGCGACAGCACCGGCGCCATCGAGGGCAAGGCCGAGCAGATGCTGATCGCCATGCTCGGGGAGCACGGGGTGCACTGATGGTCCCGCGTGGCATGTACCGACACGAGATGGCGGTGCAGAACTACACCGCGTCCGTGGATACCTACGGGCAGGCCACCAAGACCTGGGCTACCGTGGCCACCGTGCTAGGCCACATCGAGTCGGCCGACGGGCGGTCCATCGACTCAGTCGACATCAACCGCGGACAGACGGCCTGGCGGCTCGTCCTGCCCTGGATTGACTCGGTGACGGTGAAGAGCAGGATCCTGCTCCGAGAAACCGGCAAGGCCGACCGCGTGCTTGAAGTCACCGGCGTGCTGGACCCGACGCTGCGCCGGATGGAACTCCACTGCGAAGCGCTCGAGGTGACGGCATGAGTTTCCGCCGCGGCGCCGAGTTCAATTCCCCCGAGCACATGAAGCGCTACCAAGCGTTCATGCGCAGGCAGGTGAATGCGTCGGAGAACCTGGAACTGTTGCGATTCGGCGCAGGAACCAGCGACCGGGCAAACAAGGCATTCACAGATGCCCAAAGGGTGTTCTTGACGCTGCCCGACCGAGTCAGCCGAAACCTGTACAAGCAGCTGTTGCGGCGCAGCCTCAAGCGCCTAGCGACGACCTACAAGCAAAACTGGCTGACGCACGGGGCCACCTACCGCAGCTACGGCGGACAGGAAAGCCTGCGCAAGGCGTCCAGCAAGGTCATCCAGTCGATGGGTGACACCCGCGGGCTCAAGACCACCACCCGCACCGGCTTCCGGTACAAGCGGAACCCTAGGTCTTATGTTGCGCCCATCGTGGACAGCGGCCGTGCCCAGTGGCACGTGAAGCGGGCCACCTACCAGCAGTTCCCGCCCTCGGTCCTCAAAGAGGACTTGGCGATCGTCATCGAGACGCAACTGACCGAACTGGCCCGCAAAGCGCGGATGAAGGTGTCCAAGAAATGAGCATCGAAACCGCACTACGGCGCAGGCTCACCGACGACCTGGGCGTATCCGTGCTCGTGAGCACCCGCGTTAGCCCGGAATGGCGACGCGAGGGCACGGCGCTGCCTGCCATCGTCTACAGCATCGACGCTCGCACGCCGGTGCGCACGTTGACCGGGACGACCGAACTGGCCGAGTTCTCGGTGGCCATCGACTGCATCGCCACGACGCTGTCGGGCGCTCGATCGCTGGCGGCTGCCGTGTCTGCCGTGCTGAACGACAACACCACCTACGGCACGGTGGACGGCACCAAGATCCAGTGGAGCGCCACCGACGGCGAGGACGTTGAGCGCATGGACGATCAGGAAGGCACCGACGACGGCCCGCGGGTGGTCCGTCAGACGTACCGCATTTGGGCAACAGGAGGCTAAGACATGGCATTTATTGCAAACGGCACGACACTCAGCATTGGTGGCGTCGCGGTGGACGCCACCGATATCAGCATTTCGGCCAGCAGCGCCGTGGTGGACGCCACAACGCTAAACTCGGTGCGCAGTACGGCTATCCAAGGCCGTCCAACTGTGACCGGGTCGGCGACGATCCACACGGACAACGCCACCGGGCTGTCGCTAGCGCAGAAGTTCTGCGGGGCGACGCCCAATACGGACGCCGTGTCGGTGGTCATTGCTGCCAGCGGCGCTGGTAACGGCGGTGTCGACTTCAGCGGCTCGGCAATCATCACCGGCTACAGCCCGACCTACACCAGCGACGCCGTGCACTCGGCGACGGTGACCTGGCAGTACGTCGGCGAAATTACGGCGGCTCGGGCATGACCTGGCGCACGTTCACCAGCGAGGCAGTGGCTGGTTACCCGGCCGTGCTCGAGGTCCGGCCCATTACGGTCGGCGAGTGGCGGAAGGCCGAGCAGCTGGACGACGACGCCCGGCAGGCGTTCGTGCTCGAATCCTGCACCCGAGTGGACGGCGTGCCGGGCTCAACAGCGCTGGACGTGCATGTGGCCATGGCACTCGTCCAGGGGGTGATGGCAAACCCTTGGATTGGACCGCAGCCGACCGCATAGAGCGGCTGCTGACGGTCCTGGCGTACGGGCTGACTCGTCAGCCGCAGACGGTGGTGGAGCCTTGGCGCAAGCCAGGGCAGACTGACTGGATGGCAACCATCGGGAAGGTGGCAACGTGGCGAAGTACGGACTAGCAGTTGGCATCGACGTAGACCTAACCGGCTTGCGCAAGGCGGGCCAGCAGGCTGCAGCGCAGCTCGAGGGCATCCGCGGCCAGTTCAACCGCATGCAGGGCCTGTTTGCCGCTGGGATGGCGTCTCCGCTGTTTCAGGCCATCGGCAGTTTCTACGAGGCCAACCGCGAGGCCCGCAAGACGTTGGCGGAACTTGTCCGGCCATTCTCGGCCAAAATCGTCGAGGCGGAAGTGTCCGCCATGCAAGCCAAGATGGTTGCCGGGCAGCGCATGGTCGGGCTGGGCATGGACGAGATGGAGGCCGCCAGGATTAGGCGTGATGCCCAAAAGGAAATTGGTACCGGACTGATTGCCGAGGGACCTGGTGGCATGGTGTCCAAGAGCATGGAAAGTTTCTTCACTAGTCCCGGTTCGTACCTGACGAACGTGACGCGTGGCCTCGAGGGCAACCTGGACAAGGTGATGCAGGACATGGGCATCGGATTCCGCATGCTCGGCGGTGGCGCCGGTGCCAGTGACCTCGAGAAGATGCAGATGCAGGCCGCTGGACTCCGCAGCCAACTGGGCTTTGCCATGGCAACCGGTAGCGGCGAGTCTGTCGAGTCGCTGAACCTGCAGCTGCTGCGCGTGCTGGAGCAAATCAAGCAGAACACCGATAGGAGCCGCTGATGGCGTGGCAAGTATTCAGACAGCACAACCAGCAGTC